TGGGGTTAGATGCCTTGAGAAGCAGTTTATCGGGTCAATGGACTTCCAAGTACGCACACGCAACTTCGGCACCCTTAACGGCGAATACTGCTTCACCTTAGATAACTTTCATCCAGACACAGATACGACAAATACTAATGTAAGCGAAATTCCTGACGAACATAAATCACATAACTGTATTGAGCTTGAGAATGGTCAATTTTGTTTGTATCCTAATAACCGAACACGAATCTTTGACTTGTCTATTACACCTGAAGAACCACTTATACCAGACTTCAAAGTAAGTACACATTACTTCCAAGTAGAGAATGGTATTAGATGGGGTAGACTAGGAGATACTGATGAATATTTCTGGGAAACAGAATCAGAGAAGACGGAATAAATAATCTTACAATATTATAATAAAGAAAATGGATGACGATCTCATTGTAAATATGGACGGTGGCGTTGGTGGTTCATGGGGAGTTAAGACTGATCGTAAAAAATCAGACAAAATTCTTCGTGAAGTAGCAGGTGATTATAAAAATGATGATACTGAACCAGATCTTCTTCAAGAGTGACTATAAATAAGCTTGATATTTAGTGTCATTTAGTGGCTGAAACCAACTCACGGGCATTTCAGGATATTAGTTTATCCTTTAACGCACACCCTGTTACTGGTGATATACAAGTTCTCAGGAATGAGGACGCGATTAAGCGTGCTGTGAGGAACTTAGTCCAAACAATTCCTGGAGAGAGACCGTTTCAGTCTTCGGTTGGTACTGATATTAGTAGTTCACTGTTCGATTTCGTTGATTTTGGTACAGCAAATCTAATTTCTCAGCAAGTTTTTGATGTTCTATCAAATTTTGAAGGTAGAATTGCAAACATCAAGGTTGTGGTAACACCAAATCCCGATGGAAATGCATTTGATATCATAATTAACTACGATATTGTTGGTGAAGATTTCCCAAGACAAGAATTTGAGTTTCTTTTAGAGCCAACTAGGTAAGAAAATGCCATCATTTAAGTATACCAACCTAAATTTCGATCAAATTAAAGATTCGATTAAGGATTATCTGAGATCTAACTCAGAATTTTCTGATTTTGACTTTGACGGATCAAATATTTCGCTGCTGATTGATGTTTTAGCGTATAATACTTATATTACAGCATTCAATAGTAATATGGTTGCTAATGAATCCTTCTTGGATTCAGCAACTCTACGAGAAAATGTAGTTTCTCTTGCAAGAAACATTGGATATGTTCCTAGATCGCGAAAAGCAGCAGAAGCAATCATTAGCTTTCCGTTTAAATTCGATGGAAATAGCACAACTGTTACTCTGAAGAAGGGTTTAGTATTAGTTGGTGGTATTGATAATACTTCTTATGTCTTTTCTATCCCAGAAGACATCATTGCATCCAGTCCAATTGATGCTGGTGGTGTTGTAGGAGCAAATCCTCCAAGGACAGCAACCTTTTCTAACATAAAAGTTTATCAAGGATCACTTTTAACAAAATCTTGGGGAGTAAATGGTAGCTCAGACCAAAGATTTATCATTGAAAACTCAAATGTCGATATTGATACTCTCAGAGTAGATGTTAAGAAGTCTGGTGCGACTGCAGGATTATCTTTTTCAAAGGTTGACAATATTATTGACATTACAAAGGACTCAAATATCTACTTAATTCAAGAAGCTCCTAATGAGACTTATGAATTACTATTTGGAGATGGTCTTTTTGGTACAAAGTTAGAACAGGGTGATGAAATTAGTATTAGTTACATTATTACTGACGGAAAATTTGGTAACGAAGGAAAAAATTTCACTTTTTCCGGCGATATAAGAAATGATGCTAATAATTCTATCACATCCACTAATGTTATTAGCGTTAGTACCTCTCAACCCGCCCGTAATGGTTCTGAGATCGAGCCAATTGACTCTATACGATACTTTGCACCTAGAATGTACTCCGCACAAAACAGAGCGGTTACACCTAAGGACTATGAATCTATTATTCAGAGGATTTATCCAAATACAGAGTCGGTTTCTGTTGTTGGTGGGGAAGAATTAGACCCTCCAGAGTTTGGAACTGTCGTTTTAAGTATTAAACCTGTAAATGGCACATTTTTATCTGACTTTACTAAGCAAAATATTTTAAATGATCTAAAAAATTACTCAATCGCTGGTATTAACCAAAGAATTGAAGATTTGAGAGTTTTGTATATTGAATTAGACACTTCTGTTTATTATAACAACAATGTTTTTGATGATGCGAACGAATTAAAAGCACAAATTACCGAATCTTTGACAACTTACGGAAAATCTACTAATTTGAACAAATTTGGTGGTAGATTTAAGTATTCTGAATCTCAGAATATTATTGATAGGACAAATTCTGCTATTACATCTAATATTACAAAAGTTACAATTCGTAGAGACTTAAAAGTAATTAAAGATGCTACAGCTCAATACGAATTATGCTTTGGTAACCAGTTTAATATCCTATCTGGAGGCGGTACGATCAAATCGACCGGATTTACAATTTCAGGCGACCCAGAAATTGTATATTTGACTGATATTCCTAGAGATGATGGTAGATATGGGGATATCGCTATATTTAAACCAGCAAAACTACAAGGTGAGTCTGCAGAAGTTGTAGTTAAGTCCGCAGGTACTGTTGATTACCTAAAAGGTGAGATTTTACTCAATGCAGTTACCATTAGCTCTACAGCGATTGGTGACAATATTGTTGAAGTTCAAGCATATCCTGAGTCAAACGATATTATCGGATTGAAGGATATCTATCTAAGTCTAGATCTCTCAAATTCTGAGATAAATATCGTGAGAGACACGATTTCCTCTGGCCAGCAAATTTCTGGTATTGGATATCAAATCACATCCAGTTACTCCAACGGATCGCTAATCAGACAGTAGGATGATAGAGACAAACTCCCCGCTAAGCCCAAGAGTAAAGACTTATCAGATTGTTTCTGAATCTATACCCGAATTTGCGGTCTCAGAAAACCCAAAATTTGCCGAGTTTCTAAAACAGTATTATATCTCCCAAGACTATCAAGGTGGTCCGGCAGATATTGCTGAGAATATTGACGCATACATTAAGGTTGATAATCTTACTGTAGATGTCATCAAAGGAGGTACAAATCTTGCTAGTGATATCTCAGATAGTGATGATACCATCTCGGTAACAAGTACGGATGGGTATCCCGCAAAACATGGTCTTATTAAGATTGATAGTGAGATTATAACTTATGCAGACAAGACTCAAACTAGTTTTACTGGATGTACGAGAGGGTTCAGCGGGATTAGTTCCTATATTGCACCTAATAATAATGAAGATCTAGTATGGGAATCAACAGTTGCTTCCTCACATACTGCAGGATCAATTGTTCAAAATGTTAGTGCTCTTTTCTTAAAAGAGTTCTATAAAAAATTGAAGGCGATGTATACTCCTGGATTAGAGGGAGTAAACCTATCACCACAGCTGGATATTAATAATTTTATCAAAGAGGCAAGAAGTCTCTATGAATCGAAGGGTACAGAAGATTCATTTAAGATTCTATTCAAAGCTTTATTTGGAATCGATCCAAAAATCAATGATCTTGAAAAGTATCTGATCAAACCATCATATGCAAATTATGTAATAAGAAAAACACTTTCTCTTGAGTTGATTTCCGGTAATCCCGCAAATTTGGTTGGCGAAACATTATATCAAGATAATGATCCCACAAATGACAAAGTTAATATAGCTTCTGGTCCGATTTCAGAAGTTAGTAACCTCAGAGATAATTACTTCAAAATCTCTCTATTCACTGGTTTTGATGAGAGATCATTAACTGATGGCACATTTGTCGTTCCTGGTAAAACTCGTAATATTGGTGATATTGGGATTGGTGCATCTGTAATTACTGTTGACTCCACAATTGGATTTTCTAGCGTTGGAACTTTATCGATTGGATCAACCATATACAACTACGATACTAAAAGTATTAATCAGTTTTTTGATGTTACTCCATTAGTATCGACAGAGATCAAAAACAACACAGATATCTCTGCTCCTAACATTGTTTATGGGTTTGAGAATGGCGATTCTTCTAAGAGAGTAGAATTTAAGGTTACTGGTGTTCTTAGCAAGTTCTTATCTAACGCAGATCTTAAAAATCTAGATCAAGACTCTTCTATTAGAATTAGAAACCTGGGGAGATTGATTGAGAACTCAGAGATTAATAGAGGATATGAAGAAATCTTCTTTAATTCTTGGATTTATAATACATCTACAAGATATGAAGTTTCTGCCTTTTCTGGATCTGGTTTTGTATTAGATGGAAACATTGATAAGAGTAGTATCCGAAAGGGTGACATTGTTGATATTGTTAACAGAAATTCTGAGTTAGTAGCTGCCACATCTTTAACTATATCGTCTGTAAATACATCTACAAATACTGTCACTCTTAGTGGTAGTATTCCTACTTTAGATTCGTCACTTTCTTATGATTTAAGAAGAGTACAGAAAAAAGCAAATTCTAGTATTGTACCAATTAGAGGTGGTCAAAACCAATTACTATCGGACATTAATAATACTTATATTGAGACGGAAAATGAGTCTAGCACTGGTAAAAGAGAAGGTTATGTAGCATCTAGCTCTTTACCTAGTTATTTGATTACTGTAGATAAAGTAAGATCTACATTAGTTAACCCTACCGTTGGTCTAGGAAACTTTGATGGATATGATAGCACAGAAGATGCATATACTGTTCTAGCGTTTACAGACAATGTTCCATTTAAAACTGGCGAAGAAGTTGTATATGTTCCATCCGAAGGAACTATCGGAATTCTTGGTCTTGAGCAAAAGGGATATTTTGTAAAAGTTTTAAGTCCTGCTAATAGGATTCAATTATATACATCTAGAGCTTTCATCAAAGCAAATCTTCCAGAATATTTCAATCCTACTGGTATTGCTGGAACACATGATTTCATTCTTGCTAGTCAGGGTAAGCGGGAAATTTTCCCATCCAGACCTATTCGTAGATTTACTCTAGAACAAGAACTTAGAAGTGGTAAAGAATCAGCAACTACATCAGAAATTACTGCTGACGGCAACACAGGTATGCTTGTCAATGGTCTTGAAGTATTAAATTACAAAGGTGAAAATCAAATATACTATGGTCCATTAAAACAAATCAATGTTCTTAATGGTGGTGTTGGATATGATGTCCAAAATCCTCCTAATGTTACTATCTCCGACGCATTAGTCAGTGTAGCTAATACTGCTGGATCTATTGTCAGTCTTGCTGGAACAGTCACTTCTGTCTATGTTGACCCTGTAGAATTCGATATTGATAAAGTTGTTAGTGTTGAGATCTTTGGCGGTAATGGCACTGGAGCATTCGGAAGAGCACTACTTGAGGAAAGATACCGGGAGATATCTTTTAGTGGCGTCAGCACCCTTTCTGGTGGTGCTGTAGAAGCAGTGAACGATAGGTTCACTTTCACTTCAGATCATAACTTAGTATCTGGTAGTAGAATTGTTTACAATAACAATGGAAACAATAATTTAGGTATCGCAACTACCGGAGCTTCAAATGAAGAATTGACCCTAATGAGTGGTCAAGACTACTATGTAAGATCTTCTGGTGATAGATCCATCTACTTACATTATACAAAACAAGATTCTGTTACTGGTATTAATACCATATCAATTTCTGAGAACGCAGCTGGATCTAATACTGGTCAACACATTTTCAGAACTTTTGAAAAGAAAACCACTATCGGTAGAATTAGTATAGAAAATGCCGGTAGTGGATATGCCAGCAGAAATATTTTAGTGAATCCAACAGGTATTAATACTTTTAGAGATTATGTGAGCTTTGAAGATCATGGATTTAGGGATGGAGATGTTGTAAATTATTCATATGATACTACTACTATTACAGGACTTAGTTCTACTAAGCAGTATCAAGTATTAAAAATCAGTGACGATGCATTCAGATTAGCAGAAGTTGGCAATAAGGGGGATACAAAACCATCTGGTGATAATTACAATAAAAAAATCCATGCATTCCTAGATTCTCAGGGATCAGGATTTCAAAGATTTACTTATCCTAAAATTGAATGTACTGTAAAAGTACTCACAGAAGATCAGAAAGAACAAGATCTTGTAGCTACTCCAATTGTTAGAGGTCAAGTAGTTGACGCACCTTTATATTCTAGAGGTAGAAATTATGGATCTACTGTTGTTGATTTCCGAAACCCACCAACAATTTCAATTGAGAGCGGTCAATTGGGTCAAATTGGACTCATTTTTTCCAATGGTAGGATTATCTCAGCATTTGTCCAATCTGGGGGATCTGGATATTCTGGTCCACCAGATATTGTAGTTTCTAGTGCCAGTTCAGAAGCAAATGGAGCTATTCTTAGATCAGTAGTAGAAAATGGATCTATTACTGAAGTAAAGGTTATTTCCGGTGGAGTTGGATACGCTGCTAGTACAACAACCACCAGTATCGTTAACCCAGGTTCAAGTCTTAAACTTGAAGCTCAATTAAGACCTTTGGTAATTAATAAGGCATTTGGTCTGAATGATACTGAATTGGATTATCTCTCTCCCTTCACGGGAGGTGTTGCTGTAAATTATATTGGATACGGAAATTCTATTAGAGACTTCTTTGGAGATGATGGTTCCAGTCATTCTTCAATTATTGGATGGGCGTATGATGGTAACCCAATATACGGTCCATATGGATTAACTGACCCTAATAATATTCAGTCTGATGTTAAGAGGCAAGAATCTAGTTACGATATTGTCTCAACCAACATTACAAATAGACCTCCAATATCAGAATTTCCATATGGATCTTTAGTTGAAGATTATTCCTATATTGGATCTGGCGATTTAGATGAACATAATGGTAAGTTCACAAAAACTCCAGATTTTCCTGCAGGAGTTTATGCTTACTTTGCAACCGTAGATATTAATAATAAGCCAGTATTTCCATACTTTATTGGAGACACTTTCCGCAGTTTTGCAATTCCCGAAAATACAGTTAGGGGATTGGTCATCGATCAAACCAATTTTGACTTTGAATCTTCAAAACTAGTCAGAA